AAGACATCAAGCGGAGATCAGACAGCAAACCTTAAATCTCTACAAGGTATAACCACTTGGGTAGTAGATGAAGCTGAGGAACTAACAGACGAGCAGAAGTTTGATACTATTGATTTATCAGTAAGACAACAAGGCAAACAAAACAGAGTTATCTTGATACTCAACCCTACAACCAAAGAACATTTTGTCTATACACGATTCTTTGAGGATAAGGGTGTACAGGAAGGTAGCAATACACAAAAGGACAACACCACCTACATACATACTACATACTTAGACAACTTAGACAATCTATCCGAAAGCTACATAGAGCAGATAGAACAAATGAAACAACGCAGACCTGAGAAATACAAACAACAAATGCTTGGCTCGTGGATGAGTAAAGCTGAGGGTGTGATATTTGATAATTGGACAATAGGCGAGTTTAAAAAGAAAGGTGTAAGCGTATGGGGGCAAGACTATGGATTTGCAGCAGACCCTTCTACCCTTGTAGAAACAAACATAGATACAGATAACAAAATAATCTATTTAAGGGAATGTTTTTACCTACCACGACTCACAACCTCACAGATAGCACAACTCAACCTTAAACACGCTAAGGATGGGCTTATCGTAGGCGATAGTGCAGAGCCAAGACTTATACACGAAATAAAAGCCAAAGGATGCAACGTAAAGCCATCAATCAAAGGACAGGGTAGTGTTACATATGGCATCTCACTATTGCAAGACTACGACCTTGTGGTAAGCCCTGATAGTACAAACCTTATTAAAGAGCTGAACAATTACAGGTGGTTAGAGCGAAAGTCAAACACGCCTGTTGATGCTTATTGCCACCTTATTGACGCGATACGTTATAGCGTAGGATATCAACTACAAAACCCTAACAGAGGTCAGTACGCTATTCGCTAAAATCATTTTTTTTTACGATATATAATTATGAAAGTAGATATAGAAATCCCTGAATCACTTAATGAGATAACCTTAGACCAATATCAGAGATATCTAAAGATACAAGATAACAACGAGGACGAGAAGTTTTTAGCTGTTAAGATGATAGAAATCTTTTGTGGGATTCGTGGAGATCACGTCCTACTGATGAGGGCTACTGATATTAACAGCATAGTACAGATATTAACTGAGATGCTAAACAATACACCCAAGCTACAAACTATGTTCAAGATGAAAGGTACGCAGTATGGGTTTATACCTAAGTTAGACGATATGAGCTTTGGCGAATACATAGACTTAGATACGTTTATAGGCGATTGGGATAATATGCATAGGGCTATGAATGTTCTATACAGACCAATTACGAATCAGTATGGCGATAAGTACAACGTAGAGGATTATAGCGTAGATAACGCAGAGAAGATGAAAGATATGCCTATGAGTGCAGTCTTAGGTTCTATTGTTTTTTTTTACAATTTAGGGATGGACTTATCGAAAGCTATGCTGAACTATTTGGGGAACGAGGAGATGAACTTAGCTCTGCATCTAATTTCGGACGAAAATGGGGGTGGTATCAATCACTTTACGCACTCGCTCAGGGGGATATTGGACGATTTGAAGATATCACTAAACTAAATGCTCATCAATGTTTATATGCCCTAAGTTTTATGAAAGACAAAGCAGAGTTAGAAGCAAGACAAATAAAAAGTAAATTCAATGGCTAATCAAGGTGCAAGAGGGTTTTATCAAATAACCAACACAATTAAAGACCAACTACTCGCTGATGATAACATCAATACAGTTACCACAGGCGATATTACAGATATTGACCTAAACAAGCAAACCATCTTTCCATTAGCGCACATTGTAATTAATAATGTAACATTGGAAGAGCAGGTACTTAGGTTTAGTATGAGTATCCTTACAATGGACGTAGTAGACCAAAGCAAAGATGCAGTAGTAGATGTGTTTAGGGATAACGATAACGAGCAAGACGTACTTAACACACAACTTGCTGTTATTAACAAAGTAATACAGGTGCTTAGAATAGGCACGTTATACACATCAAAGTATCAATTAGATGGCGATCCAAGTTGTGAGCCGTTTTATGATAGATTTGAGAACTCTGTTGCAGGATGGGCTACAACCTTTGATGTGCTTATAGAAAACGATATTAACGTATGCAGCTAAAAGAAACACAAGCAGCTTTAAATGCCTTTGCTAAGTATGTAATACAACAGGCACGAACAAACCTTACAAAAGGTGGGCAGTATGGTACTAAAAACGTATCTAAAGAGCTGTACGATTCACTTACATACTTGACAAAAGAAGTAAGTACAGGTTTTAGACTTTACTTTGAGATGGAAGATTATGGTATGTTTCAGGATCGTGGTGTTAGGGGTGTTAAAGGTGGGGAATCCCTTAGCAACTTTAGTTACAAAAAATCGTCAAATCTTGTGGGCTTAGAAAGTGCCACAGGTACGTTTGGCAAATGGGCAGCAGTTAAAAGGTTACAGCTAAGAGATAAAAAAGGTAGATTTTTAAGCTACAAGCAAACAGGGTTTGCACTTGCTACGATTGTAAAGAATTATGGGGTAAAGCCATCAATGTTTTTTACTAAGCCCTTTGAAGCTGCATTTAAAAACCTACCTAAAGAATTAGGCAAATCTTTTGAGATAGACTTAACAAACAGAATAGATAATGGCAACAAAAATTAACGTAAGAAGCCCCTTTTACATTAAACCGAGTAATAGCAGTTTAGCGAGTGCTACAATGCAGCTATACATCTACACAGGTGTACTAACAACAGACAAACCTGCATCAGCGCAATACACCATAACTAAAAACGAAATAGACAGTAATAACTATGTAGTGTTTGAGATTAGCGAACTTGTAAGGGATTATCTTGATATAGAGTTTGATGGCGAGTACGATAGCCAAACAGTATGGGTAGAATCTGATATAACTATGTACGATGCTGTTGATGGTGGGGGTTCAAGCGTAGGCACGAGCAATACAGACTATATAGCGTTTGGTGGTTATGGTTATTTTCACGAGGGTACAAATCCTCAGCTATCAAGAGGGTTGTTATTATCAAACAATACTATATTTAGACTAAACGATAGCAACGTAAGAATCCCTGTATTTACAGAGGACACCAATAGCGTAGCATTTTACTATCAAGGTACAGAGAAACGAAGCATAACAATTAGCAGCTCTACAAACACAAACGCTCAAATAGACTATGTTACAGTTAGTGGCTCTGATAATACTGACACCTATGAAGAAAGAGTAGTAGCTGATGGTGGTACACTTGAATCTTCTAAGTGTTTAACAGACTTCCTTAACCAAATAGATATAGGGCTTGTTGATGAGGTGTGGGTAGCTACCGATACAGGAACAGAAATAGTCAAGATATTCAGCACAGAGGAATGTAAATACGAACCCTACAAAGTTACATTCGTTAATAAGTATGGTGCTTTGCAAGACTTGTGGTTTTTTAAGAAGTCAGTAGAGTCCACAAACGTAACATCTGAGCAGTTTAAGGCATCTATATTCGACCAATCTACCCTAAGCTACAAAACACACAAACATCAACAACAATCATTCTTAGCACAAGGTAAAGATAGAATCACAATGAATACAGGATACGTCAATGACGACCATAACTCTGTATTAGAGGAACTATTATTGAGTGAGCAGGTATGGTACACAGAGATAACGGAAACAGAAGAGAAAGTAATACCTGTTATCCCATTAACAAAGTCAATCACATACAAGACAAGTGTAAATGATAAACTTGCAAACTACACAGTAGATTTTGAACACGCTTTTGATAAAATAAATAACATTAGATAGTGCAGAGCATACAGCTATATATCGAGGGGCAAAGAGTAGATATGTTTAAGGATGAAAGCGTATCTATAACTCAGTCTATTAAAAACGTAAAGGATATTGATAAGATATTTACAGAGTTTACAAAGACGTTCACGCTTCCTGCTTCTAAAACCAACAACAAGATATTCAAACACTATTATAATTTTGATATTGTAGGTGGCTTTGACGCGAGAACTCGTAAGAGTGCAACTATTGAATTAAACTATTTACCATTTAAAAAAGGTAAGGTAAAGTTAGAGGGTGTTGACTTACAGAATCGCAAACCTAAAGCATATCGCATTACTTTTTTTGGTAACACAGTAGAGCTTAAAGACATTTTAGGGGAAAGTAAATTATCAGACTTAGACCTTAGTGCTTACACACAAACTTATAGTGGTGGTAATGTTACAGCATATTTAAGATTAGCGCCTACGTCAGCAAGACACATGATAGTGCCTTTAATTACACACACTCAAAGATTGTTCTATGAAGATGGCGCACATGGTTTAGGTACAGGTAATTTATGGTACGAATCAGGAAGTGGTACATCACACCATCATGGTGTAGTTTGGAATCAGTTAAAATTTGCTTTAAGAGTAAATAAAATTATAGAAGCCATTGAAGATGACTTTGATGGCATAGAGTTTAGCTCTGATTTCTTTAAAAACACGTCTTTAGATGTAATGAATGACTTGTTTATGTGGTTGCATAAAAAATCAGGATATGTAGAGCCATTACAAGATTTAGGCATATCTACTTTGGTAGATGGATGGACGCCTGATATATCCAACTTACCTGAGGTTGCAATAGGAACTTCTAACTTATCTATGCAAGTTCCCCCTGAGGATTTAACAAATTTTCAATTAGAATTAAGCACCTCAGCATCAGGATATAGCGTTACTATTAATCGAGGTAGCACAACAGTTTATCAGGCATCTAATCTATCAGGTAACCAAACAATTACAGCAGGTACAGATTTTACTTATCAAACAGGAAGCTACACAGTTACAATAGGTGCATCAACAGCTATTACCTTTAC